TGTATGATCTGTTCTTGCTTGGCGCTTAGTTCGGCCAGTATTCCAGCTTTCTGTTCATCACTAGATTTACTGATTGCAACATTAACTACCATATCTTTGTCAGCATCCCAATAACGAGGATCAACGGTTATAAACTCATTATTCAGTCTATAAACATCTTGACTGTCTTGGTGTTTGATAACCAGACTGTTGACTAATTTGAATAGTTCTTTCATTCCGCCTTCAGCGAAATGTCTACAAATTAACTCAACTCTGCCTTGCGCTCCGGACATGGTGGCGGCTACTGCCGTCTGTGTGCTGGATTGAAGTGCGTCTGCATTTAGACCGGCTGATGCTTTCGAGACACCGGTTCTATTTTCTTTTGCTTCATCCAGATAACTAAGCACGGGGAATGCTTCTTTGCCTACAAAAGGTACGCTGAAAGGTTGGACCATGCCGGGCGCTCTCATTCTAATTGGTTGTCCTATATCTGTGTTTAATACGTCATCTATGTTTACTTGACCTTCCACTACTCCCATTCTTGGGAATATAGAATGTCCTAGAGAGTCTAGTGTATCTCTCATTATTTGAGATTTAGCTGCTTGAATTGGTTTTAGATAATCAGCCGGGCATGAACCAATAGAGGTGTGTGGTTCAGGATCAGGGCAGAACATAACGATTGGTAGATCATCCCAAGGTTCGCAGTTAATAATATTAATACCGTTACCGGCAGTACATACTCTTATTCTTTCGTCTATGCCGTCTTCGTCTAGGTCATAGAACAGATAGTGTTCAATGTATAAAACTTCTTTTTTAGATTCTCCGCCCACATCTGGGTAGACACCATTGTATAGAGGATTCCTTGCCTCTCTTTCATCATAAGTATCTGCGTCAAACGATGCTCCGGAACCAGCGTATTCTTCTATTTCGTCTTTGTCGTAACCCATAGCCACTAGGTCAGATACTGTTTTAACCATACGGTGAGCAACGTAGTTTGATGATTCCAAACTTCTTGCATCTCTTGAGATTAATACTTCTTCTGGCGGTACTGCTTCAATGCAGACTTGGTTTTTTCTTTTAACTCTTCTGATGGTTAAATCATAACTGGCTGGTGATTCTTGTGTAACTTCTTCTCCGGTTACATCATCCATCATAGTGACGGTTTCCATTTTCACTTCTTCTTTAACAATTTCCACATCCGGGTCCATGATTAGCGCTTGGTAGGATTGTGGGTCTATGTCGGTGTATTCGTGTGTTGTGGCACTCATACTGTTGTCCCAGAATGCTTTTACAAAACCAGTCTTTCTGATTAGTGCGTCTTTGAACGCATCGTAAAGAATTTTAAATCCGGGATTCTTTTGTTGAACCAAGTAATTAATATAATTGGTTTGCTGTTCTGCTACTTGAATGTCTTCGGGTCCGTTGGGAAGAAACTCCACAACTTTTTTCGTACCGAAAAACGTACGCATGATTGACGGGATCATAAAGAGAACGCTGTCTCTTACGTCTGTCGATATAAACTCTGATTGTAAACTGCTTGCACTCTCTGGTTCATCACCAAGATAGTAGTCTGTACTTTCTGCTCGCTGTTCACCTATTTGTTCGATGTAGTCTTCTGCATCGTCCAGTTCGGCTTTAAGAATACCTTCAAGATCAAGGTAATCGTCTTGATCTTTCTTGTGTTCTTTGCCTTCTAATTTTTCTTCTTTGTCATATTCCATGAAATTATCCCACTCTAAATATTTTTGATTGTAATGGTTTTTTGAAATTATACCCCATGAAGGTAGAAGTTCCACCAAAAGAAGCAGCCGATGATGCCATTGTTAGTGCCAGCGCGTCTGCTCTGTCTGGTGATTTTATTCCTCTTTTCTTCATTTCTTCTTTTGACTCTATTTTTATTTTTCCTGTTGAGGTATATTTATAAATGGGGGCAGCTAATTCTGCAACAAGATCATCATCGTTAGGAAGACGGCAATCTCGCTGCCCCAACCAATCCTTTATACCAAACCACAGTTCCGCTCTTAGGTTTAAATAGTTCTTTTTTGTCGATGAAGACTCTGAAACATTCACTCCTCTAACCGGGAGATTTTGTTCAGCAAGTCTATCAACAACTCCACTTCCCAAACCAATTACGTCTACTAAGATTTCTTGTGGTCTGCTTATTACGGTTTCGTCATCGTATTTATTTTTTACTGCTCCACACAATTGCATTAAATCCATAGAATTAAAAGTCTTAATTTCAAGAACTGTATTTCCTTGTCTAACGCAAAGAGCTGAGTTATCGCCGCCAAACCTAGCTACGTCCAGTCCCCATACTATCGGTTCTGATGCCGTTAGGGCTACATCCCTGTCTATGGCTGCTCGCACTAATTCCATGGGGATGATGGTGTCGTCATCGGCACTAGGAAATTCTCCCAATACTTCTACTCTGGCTACGGTTGAATCTTCGCCGTATTGGTCGAGCATAGTTTGAAATAGTTTTTGATCGGTGCCTTCTACGGTTCTACTGTCTATCTGTTCATTGTTCCAATATTTACGTCTGGAATGGAAGCTGTCGTAAAAAGGCCCCGTATTTCGCCTAGGATTGGAGAAAGTTAGCCAGTACCGGTCAGGGGTAGGTTCGGAAAAGAAACCTTCGGAAACGCTATATATGGGCGCTGGAATACCTGATGCTTCGTCCATGATAAGACACACTCCGTAGGATGAGTGAATACCGGCAAATGCGTCTGGATTTTCTTCAGACCATAGTTGTGCTTGTGCGTAGTAGTAACCAGTGTCTATCTTAAGGTCTCTGATTAGTGCTTCTTCAAACCAAGGCGCGGGTTTTATGGTTGTAGCGGTCTTGTGATACCAGTGAGAGTTAAGGGATAGTGTTAGCCACTTGCCGAGTTCGGCCCAAGTTCTTGATCTAAGCTGTTGTTCGGTGTTGGCGGTGACGATGATGGTTGATCCTAGTCTGGTTGAGAGCATCCATAGTATTAACCATGAGACTAAGGCTGATTTGCCGATACCACGACCTGATGCTACGGCTAGGCGGAACATCTCTGGTAGTTCCATAGATTGATTACGTTGGATGTGCATCGTAATTTCTCGCAAAATATTTTCTTGCCACTCTCTCGGTCCTGTAAAGTCTTCGAGGGGGGTGCCTTCTTGGCCCCAAGGGAAGATGAATTTAACGAAGTTGAGTGGGTCGTCTTTTACATTCATCGACCATATCTCAAGCATTAGTTCTTTTTCTTGTTCTGCGGTGTATTTCATTTTTTATCCAAGTAAACTTTATAAGTGTCTGTAAAGGCCAGTAATATTTTAATTGGTGAGTTTAGTTCTTCCAAGTATTTAAGTTGTTCTATGTATGGTTTGTCTGATGGGTAGTTACAGTCACCAAGGACTCTCTTTGCAAACCTACCCATTTTGTCGTCACGTTCTTGGTTTTTCATTAGGAACTGGTAAAAACTCATCCCTGTCCTCTATATTTTTTTCTGTCGTTGTGTTTATTTCTGCCAGAACCAAAGCTGTTTTTAGAATTGCCAATTGATGTTCTTTTATAGCGGTGGCGAGATATGTCTCTTACTGAAAGTTTAATGAAGGTTGCTTTGCGTGCCATTATAAAAAAATAAAATAAACAACGAGGAGGCCGAAAGTTAGATTTACAAATAAAAGCTTTAATTCAGGTCCATTCATAAAAATAAAAAAATTTTAGTTCATCAGTTACAAATAACGTACCACTACGCATCAGCAAAGGGGGGGGTCGCCGGAGAGTTGGCGACTTGTTCCCCACCTTCTAGCCTGTCCTTCGTTTTGTCCGAGGAGGAGGAGAGATTTTCGGACAGGTTTTTTTCTTTCTGTGTATTTTTATGGGATCGCTGGCTATAAACCTGAGGGTTTACCTCTTTATATGTTGAGTTATCAGCCTTTGTAATTTGTTTGGGTGTTACGTCCCTTGCCTGTCCCTCTATTAGCCTTCCTTTAGCTTCTAATAGAACGGAATCGAGGTTAACCATGTGTTCTACTTGTTGCTTCTGGTCCTTGTTCCATTCGTCCGGCCTCTTGT